ATAAAGATGTCGGAGTTTGGGTCTGGGTCAGTCGCTCTCGGCCATGCTTGCCGCGACCGCGAAGTGCTGCACCCAACCCGTCAGGTAGGGCAGCCCTGCGGGGATCCCGTCGCAGCGCTCGGTCTTGCGGCTGATGCGCCAGTCCTGCCAGCGGCGGATCGCGGATGCGGTCGCAGTCTCGGTATCGATGTTGCAGCCCATCATGTTGCCGACCACATCGTCGGCGAAGTGGCGGCCCATGCGGCTGTCGAGGAACTCGCGGATGCCGATCATCTCGTCCTCGCTATCGGCGCCGATGGCAGCAGCGATCAGGCGCGAGGCGAGCGTCCAGACATCCGCGCTGCGGCGGTCGCGATGCGGGCAAACAGTCAGGGCCCGGAAAAATCCGTAGTCCTCGTTGCGGCTGGGCAGAATGGGGTGCGTGGTCATGATTGTGATCCTTGTTGTGAGTGATGGCGGGGCGCTCGGCCCCGCCCGTTCGGGTTCAGGCGGCGCTGACGGCTTCCAGCGTGGCGATGTGGCTGCGCAGCGTGGCGACCTCTTCGCGCGCAGCGTCGGCCCAGAAGGCAGCGCGCGCGTTGCAGGCGCGGGCCAGACGCTCGGCATCATGCTGCGTGAAGCGATTGACCTTGTGCGCGCGGCCATGGCCCGTGCAGGTGGCGCGGTGTTTCTTGCCTTCGGGCGTCAGTGTGAAGGTCATGGGCCCGAAGTCGTCAATCACGATCCAGTTGTGCGAGGCGATCGTGGCGCAGGCGCTGGGCGCGAGGCGGGCCTCAATCTCTTCAGCGGCAGCGCGGAAGTCTGCGATCAGGGTGGCGGCGGTGGTGGTCATGGTGGTGGCTCCGTGGTGAGTTGCATCGTTTTGGTACAATCACATTCGCTCTACAGCCCCGATTATCGTAGGTAACTCTGAGCAATATCATTGCTTTATGATCTATATGTGCCGCTCAAGCGATCCAGTCCGTATTGTGCGATGCCGCCTGTTTCCCCCTCATGGCGCTGTGCCGCGTTAGGCGGGTCGCCGTTCACGATGGTCACGAAGAGCGCGCGGGCGACCGCGGCAACCTCATCGGCCGCGGCGCTGGTGAGCTGGACATCGTGAACGGAGACCGCCTCACCTAGATCGGTCAGGGCATAGAGCGTGGCGAACGAAGCCTCGGTCGGGTCGCAGGTGATGGTTTCCCGGTCATGCTCAGACACGGAGACGCTTCGGCAAAAACGTAGATCAAACCCGATGGCGCATTCGCGGCGGGCGAGATCGACGAGGGTTTCGCTTGCGGACAGGCAGTTGAGTGAAAGATTGGTCATTGGGCTGCGCCTTCGGGAGCGTGGGCTTCGGGGTCGAGGCCCACCCATCCTCCGTCCCGCCAGACGTAGAGATGGCAGAGCTCGCAGGTCGGGCGTGGCAGGATCGGCGGCTCGCGGGGCGGATCAAAACAGTCCAGCGCGTCCGCGCGCACTTGCCGGATTTCCTTCGCCGCGAGAATGTCCTCGGGCGTCCACGGCGCCAGCGCTGGCAGCATGTGCGAGGGGTAGCCGTCAAAGTGGCAATAAATGTGGGCCCATTCTCCGGGTCCGGTCTGGATGGCGATCTGCGCGCGCGTGCTCATGGCTGTCTCCGTGTTGCAGGGTTTTGTTGCAGGCTTGCGCGCGGGCTCAAATGAGCCCGTGCTGTTGCAGGAGGGGGACGACATCGGCCAACTCGATCGTCAGGCAGTCGATCCCGATCCGGCCCGCCATCTCGAAGACCTCAGCGTTCAGACTGATGTCGTTGAAATGGCCCTGCAGCGCGGGCACGGTCATGGCCTGAGTGAAGCGGCTGCGGTCGATGAAAATGCGTGTCGTATCGGAAGTGGTGGCGATGGCCATGTGCGTGTCCTTTCAGGAGTGGGGTGTGGGCGTGTGGGGATTCAAGCGGCGCGGCGTCCGGCCTCAAAAGCCTCCTCGAGCGCTGCGCGGATGGACCAGACGGCGACATCGTGGAAGTCGAGGCGGTCGCGGTTGCGGGTTTCCAGCGTCTCGACGGTGTGGAAATGCTTCGCTGCGATCTCCAGCAGCAGAGCTTCGCTGGGTGCTTTGGCGGGGGCTTTGGTCTTGGTGGTCATGGCGTCGTCTCCGGGGCTGAGTTGCATCGTTTTCCTGCACCCAGAGTCGCTCTATGTGGGAGTGTAATCAACTGAATAAGATCGTTATTCTTATTTAGTTACAATATGTTGAGGATATTCACAGCGCCATGGAAGGACTGTCTGAACGCGCCTATGCCGCCCATTCCGGCCTCTCGCGCGGGGCCGTGCAAAAGGCGCGCAAGAACGGGCGGTTGGTGCTGTTGCCGGATGGGTCGATCAACGCTACCGCCTCGGATGCGCGCCGCGGAGTGATGACCGATCCAGATCAGCAGATGCGCTCGCGAGGTGGGATGGGCGCTGGGGGTGATGGCGGCAGCGTCTCCGGCCCCGGCGAAAGCACGTCTTATCTAAAGGCGCGCACGGCACTGACGGTCTACCAGGCCCAAGAGCGCCAGCTGTCGATCCAGAAGAAGAAAGGCGTGCTGGTCGACCGCGCCCGCGCCGAGACGCTGGTGTTTCGTCTTGCACGCCAGGAGCGCGACACATGGGTCACCTGGCCCACCCGCGTCGCCGCCCTGATGGCGGCGCAATTATCCGCAGAGATGGAGAAGGCCTCGGGCACACCCGTGACGATCGAAACTGCGATCCTGCAAAGGGTGCTGGAAACCCATGTCCGAGAGCAGCTTGACGCCCTGGCAGACCTCAGGGTCTCGCTTGAATGAGGGTGATCATGATCACAGCCTAAACGACGGCGACCTGACCGAGGGTCTCGACCTTGGCTTCGAGGGGGCAGAAGACATCCTGCGCGTCTGGCGGCGCGGATTGCGGCCAGACCCGGATCTGACGGTGTCGGAATGGGCCGATAAACACCGCAAGCTGTCGTCGCGGGCCGCCGCTGAGCCGGGGCAATACCGGACAGCCCGGACGCCCTACCTGCGCGCAATTATGGATGCACTGTCGCCTGGCCATCCAGCGCAACGGATCAGCTTCATGAAGGCAGCCCAAGTTGGCGCCACAGAGGCGGGCAATAACTGGATCGGCTTTGTGATCCACCACGCGCCCGGGCCGATGCTGGCGGTACTGCCAACGGTAGAGATGGCGAAGCGGACCTCACGCGGGCGGATCGATCCGCTGATTGAAGAAAGCCCGGCGCTAAAGGAGCGCGTCAGTCCAGCCCGATCACGCGATGCGGGCAATTCGATGCTGTCCAAGGAATTCCCCGGCGGAATTCTGGTGCTGACCGGGGCGAATTCGGCGACGGGCCTTCGCTCGATGCCCGCACGCTATGTGTTCCTCGACGAGGTCGACGCCTATCCAGCCTCGGCCGACGAGGAAGGCGATCCGGTCAGTCTGGCGGAAGCGCGCACCACGACGTTCGCGCACAGGCGAAAGGTGTTCATGGTCTCGACGCCCACGATCCGGGGGCTGAGCCGGATCGAGCGTGAGTTTGAGGCGAGTGATCAGCGGCGGTATTTTGTCCCGTGCCCGCATTGCTGCCACATGCAATGGCTGCAGTTTGAACGGTTGCGCTGGGACAAGGGGCAGCCTGACACCGCAGCCTACCACTGCGCTGGGTGTGAGAAACCCATCGCAGAGCACCATAAGACGGAGATGCTGGCGCGGGGCGAATGGCGGGCAACCGCTGTTAGCACAGATCCGAACGCGATCGGCTTCCACATCTCAGCGCTCTATTCGCCGATCGGCTGGAAGAGCTGGGAGCAGGTCGCACGGGAGTGGCTGGCAGCGCAGGGCTCCGACGAGATGCTGCGCGCCGCGCGCAACACGCTGCTGGGTGAAACATGGGTCGAGAGTGGCGATGCACCCGAATGGCAGCGCCTCGCGGATCGCCGTGAGATCTTTGCAGCGCAGATCCCTGCACGCGGCCTGTTCCTGACCGCTGGGGCGGACGTGCAGAAGGATCGGATCGAAGTGGATGTCTGGGCCTGGGGCCGTGGGCTCGAAAGCTGGCTGGTGGATCACATCGTCATTCCGGGCGGACCGGATGATCCAGCCTGCTGGGATCAGCTGACAGCGCTCCTTGGCCAGACATGGGTGCATGAACACGGCGCGATCATGACACTGGCGAAGTTGGCGATCGATACAGGCTACGAGTCCGCCGCGGTCTATGCCTGGTCCCGCAAGCAGGGGATCGCGCAGGTGGCACCCGTGAAGGGGCTCGAGGGGTTCAATCGGGCCACGCCGGTCTCAGGGCCAACCTTTGTTGATGCGACCGTGAATGGGCGGAAACTGAAACGCGGGGCGCGGCTCTGGACCGTGGCCACAGCGACCTTCAAGGCCGAGACCTATCGTTATCTGCGCATCGCAGGACCAAGCGATGAAGAACGCGCCAGTGGCGCATCAAATCCTGCGGGCACGATCCACCTGCCAGACTGGGCAGACAGCGAATGGCTAAAGCAACTCGTCGCCGAGCAACTGGTGACGATCCGCAACAAGCGCGGCTACGCGCGCCAGGAATGGCAAAAGATGCGCGAGCGCAATGAGGCACTGGACACCCGCGTCTATGCACGCGCCGCCGTCTGGATCCTTGGCGCCGACCGCTTTGATGAGCGGATGTGGCGGCAGCTCGAGAAGCAGGCCGGGATCGAAACCGTGGTGGTCGCACCGAATAGCGAACCCGAGAAACAAAACAGCCCGCAAGCCGGGCGGATTGCCGCCCCCCGCAAGCGCGGTTGGCGGGTAAGCACGCCAAAATACATGGAATGATGGATCCCCAATGACCCTCGATGATCTCAAATCCCGCCACAGCGCGTTGCTGGCTGCGCGCTACAGCGGTACGCGCTCGGTCAGCTATGATGGCAAGACCGTGAATTACGGCACGGATGCGGAGCTTGCCGCGGCGATCAGCGATATTGAGCGGCGCGTGGCCAAGCTGGAGCGCGGCGCTGGGCGTATCCTTCGCCCCAATGCCGTGAAGGATCTGTGATGAACTGGCGACAGCGTCTCGGTGCTTTCGTCGGTGGGTTTGATGCAGGCCAGCAGCACCGGCGGCTGCGCGGGTTCCAGGCGACGCGCGCGCACGTAAATGCGCTCATCGCAGCTTCAGGTCCGGACATCACCGCCCGCGCGCGCTGGCTGGTGCGCAACAACGGCTATGCCGTGAATGCGGTTGAAAGCTGGGCGGCGAACACCGTGGGCGATGGCATCAAGCCGATCTCGAAGATTGCGGATGCATCCAGCAAAGAGGAGCTGCAGCGCCTCTGGCTCGCATGGACAGATGAGGCGGACGCAGAGGGTCTGACTGATTTCTACGGGCTGCAGCGCAGGGCCGCGCGCGAAGTGTTCATGGCAGGCGAGGTGTTCTTCCGGATCCGGATGCGCCGGGCGGGCGATGGGCTGACGGTGCCTCTGCAGCTGCAGATGCTGCCTGCGGAGATGTTGCCGCTGGAGCAAACGGGCATCGCTGCGAACGGCAATGCAATCCGTCAGGGCATCGAATTCGACCGGATCGGACGCCGCGTGGCCTATCACTTCCTGCGCCGACATCCCGGCGACAGCACCGACCCAGGGCTGGCGGGTGATATTGTCCGCGTGCCTGCTTCGGAAGTCATCCATGTGATCGACCCGGTCGAGGGCGGGCAGCTGCGCGGGGTGTCAAAACTGGCCCCGGCCATCGTGAAGCTGTTTCTGCTCGATCAGTACGACGATGCTGAACTCGACCGCAAAAAGGTCGCGGCGATGTATGCCATGTTTGTGACCTCGCCCGCGCCGGAGAACCCGCTAGCCCCAGCCGAGGACGAGGATATGCCAGCGGGCGTCGAGATCAGCCCGGGCCAGATCGTGCGGCTCGATC